ACAATTTTACAGCATTGAAGAAAATCTTACTTATTATAGGCACATTATATCCTTAGAATATTACATCGTAGCTGATATTATTATACATTCATGGACCGATGACGAGTGATTAACATCGTCCTTTCACGCCAGTAACCGCCATACGGTATTCGCTGGCTAAGATGTCCATATAGATGATGCAGAAGCATGTTCCCCTCCAATAAGATTCCTGAATGGTTCCACTTATTCGATTCCACCTGCATGATGATCAAATCTCCCGGCATCGGTGATCCACTGAATTCGCGGAAACCACATTCGTACCAGCAATCCTGATAGAAATTGTCTGGATAGGAGTCTTCCCACCACGGATAATCAACACGGTAATCCTGAAGTTCGACATCATGCTCCTGCCGGAAATAGCTCATCACCAGTCCCCAACAGTCATAGTGTCCAAGCACAAACGGCCGCCCGATCAGTGGCAAATCACCGCGGGGAGTGATGGTGCGAAAGTCGCCTTCCGGCCAACTGACAATATGCCAGGGCAGCAACGTTGCATCGCATTGAGCCTTGTCCAGTTCGCTTGGTTGGGTCGTCGCGTCAGGGTGACTATGTACGATTCCTGTTATCGTCCCCCAGTCTTCAGCAGCGGCGTAATCCTCTGGTGAAAGGTGAAACTGTTCCGTTGGTTCAGCAGCCAGATTACGGCATGGGAAATAGCGTTCCACCCGGCTTTTCTGCGCTATCACGCCGCAGCATTCGTGGGGATAGTCTTTCGCAGCATGCGCCAGGATGTCCTGAATTGTTTTCTGACGCATGTTAACTCCTGATCAAAGATGTTCCAGGAAAACCACCGAAAGGAAGTTCATTGTGTTCACCAAACCGAAGCTTGCAGGCGGTGAGCGTGCCGCTGCATTCATCCAATGAGGGATCGCTTACCGGATTGTTGTTTCTGTCGAAGTAAAGCGTGCCGGCATAATCGCACCCATCGCCGGTGCGGTACCTATTCCGGATGCACCATGTGCAAAGGGAATGCAGCTGTCTGGTCGGAATCATCAATCCCTGCAGATCCATCGGGCTGGTAAGAACAAACTCGATACTTTCACCGGGAAGCTCGCTATTTTTACCGTCGATATAGAAAACCCGCTTCCTCACCTGCAAGGGATCTGCTGTCGGATTTCCATCAGGAAAATTACGCGCATCCAGGTAATGCGCAAAAGTGTCATGAATCGTAACTTTGGCCTGCAGCATATCGTCATAGGCTAGACAGAGCGCTGTGATTGAGCTGTCAATGTTAGCAACGGTGAGCGTCGGCTGGGCGCTACAGCCATCGGTTGACGCTTCCAGTCCCTCGAGCTTATATGGCCAGGCACCATACTCTTCGCCCTGCCACCAGATACTCTTCGCCTTTAACTTTGATTCGTCGCCAGCAGCAGCCGCAATCTCTTCTTCAGTATGCGGGAGGTTATAAGCGTGAAAGCGCAGAACGTCGTCCAGACCAAACGCAGAACCGTCTACCTCAAGAAGACGTATTTTTTCGCCCGGTTCGAGGCGTTGATAATCTTCAGTAATCATGGTGCATATGCCTGTTTGAAGGTTGCTTTTATGGTCATCACTTTGCTGGATAGCGGCTGGACTTTAATGGAATCAGCTTCAATTCGGTATAAACCGGTTTCGCCGACAGGAGACGTCCAGATAAAGGATTTTGTAATGTGCTTGCGGCAAAACCTCAGCGCATCGAGCATCTCAGTTTTTTTTCCCGTTAAGGTCATCGGCCATGACTGTTTTTCAGGGTTGATGCCTTCACCGGCGATCTGTTCAAATCCGTCTCCGAAGGATGCAGAGCGTGTTGCGTAAGTGAGCCTCCCTTCCATTCCCGCCTGAATCTGGGTTCGCCAGGTGAACGTTTCTAAGGCCATGTTTGCTCCATAAAAAAAGCCACCCGAGGGTGGCTTGTGACAGTATGAGAAGGAAATTAGCGGGTTTCACAACCAAGCTGAGATTTGTCGATAATCTGCGTGCCTTCAACACGGTAACCATATGTGCCGAACAGAAATGCGTGGTTTAATTGATAAATAACAACGTCGCTTAAGCCTACGGAACACTTATCTTTTTCAATAGCCCGATCCATTGCAGTTTTAACGCTTGGAATGCCCAACGGGAAAATAACAATTGGAGCTTTGTCTTCACCAGTCACACGTTGACCTTTTTCAAACTTAGCTGCGTTCAGGTTGTAATTTTTGGTACTACCAACGGTCATATCAGCAACACGAACAGTACAGCCAGACAACATTAAAGCCCCAACAGCTAAAGCCACTACCTTCTTCATTTTGCGTTTCCTTTGATTGCAATCGGAAACATCTTAACATGATGAATAATATGATCAAAAAAAACACCGATTCGTCTTATCTTGATTTTGTTGCATTCCAGATGAGACCACCAGGCTGGAGCTGTTTGGCAATACCTGCGCGCACTGACTGATCAATGGTCTGCTTGTAGGCCCGCGAAATAGCGTCGTTGTCACCAGAAGTCTGCTGCTGAGTGTTCTGGTTATGAACGATCACGGAAGTTTGAACGGTTACGCCACCAGCTGCATTCGATTGCAGCCCATACATTGGGGCTGTGCCAACATAACCGCCGTTTGCATACCCCTGAGCTCCACGCATAAGCGCATAGAGATTGCCGACACCCAGCGCACTGGTCGCTTCCTTCGTAAAAACAAACTCACCACCGTGAACTACGCCTTTCGGTTGGTATTTGCCGCCATCACCGGTGTAACCGCCGCTATCGAATCCCGCACCAGACCGCCACCAGAGAAACCAAAAAACGCCCCGATACCCGTCCCCACCAAAGGCTGACTTCATTCCATTAACCAAAGCCAGTTGCGTCAGCATCTGGGCGATGCCCTTGAGGAAAGTGGAAAGGAAATCTGAGAAGTTAGATTTACCTGTGGTGAAGAAATCAGTCAGGGTGCTGGCCATCCCGGTGAAGGCATTGCTGGTAATCGTCTGCACCTGCGAGTAAACATTGGTCGCGCTGTCCTCAAATTCAGCCCAGCCCTTTTTCGCGCCGGTCAGCCAGTCACCGCGTAGCTGATCCTCAGCATCATAGTAATCGTTAGCTGCCTTAAGCTGTTTCTGGTATCCCTCTTCATCCAGCGAACCACCAGTATTTTTCCAGCCGGCGGCGAGCTGACTTTTTGCCAGCTCTCGCTGCGCCTGGCGGTCACTCATCCCCGCGCCACCCAGTAATGCGGCCTGCTTCTCTGCCATCTGTGTGAAGTATTTCTGCGAGGTATCCATTCGCTTGTTCAGCTGTTCCTGTGCGGTAATCTGATCACCTAACAGGCTTTCTGCCGTGCCAACTGAAGCACCTGGTCTTTACTCGCCACCAGGGATTGCTCCTGCTTTGTCAGTGAACGTGAACGCGAGGCCTCCTCCAGCACCTGAAATTTCGCTTCCGTAGTCCAAAGGTCTTTGCGCTGTTGGCTGATAGTGTCGTTCAGCCCTTTATGCTGCTGCAGCGCGCGTAACTGTGCCTGAAGCGCCAGTAGCTCGGCCTGGGCAGCATCCGTGCTGCGATCGCCAGCCGATAAAGTGCCCTGCTTTCCGGTTTTCGTCTTTTTGCCAAAAGCAGCGACCCCTTCTCGATCTTTCTGAGTGGTCGCGGTTTTTACCTTGCGGGTGGTATCAAGGTATTTACTTGCACTAATGTCTGCGGCATCCCAGTCTTTTTTCAGTTGAGATACGCTGTCTCCATAAGCACCGGCCATTTGTTCGTTATAGTCCTGCCATCCCTGCAAAGTATCCGTTTTCGCCCAGTCAGGAATGAGATTAATCGCAGCAGCGATAGAGGAAGAAATGATCTGGTTCAGTTTCTGGAAAACTATCGCAACGCTGTAATAAATTGCGTTGAATTCCTTCAGTGTGTTTGATGCCAGCTCAGCTACCCACTGACCGATATTCTGCATGGCCTCAGATGCCCAGTCTTTGATATCCAGCCACAGGCGACCAAACGGCGTCAGCGAGTCATAAGCCTGCTCTCCGCGCTCAGCCATTGTGTCGCCAAACAAATCCATGGCCTGTGTAACTGCAGCAGTCTGGTCCTTCTGCTTCACCAGCTCATCAATATGCTTAAGCTGCGAAACAGTCAGGAAGTTGTATTCTTCGTTTAGGCTCTGAAGGGCTTTAACAGGGTCTTTTTCGATGTCCTTATAGGCTTTGGTGATGTCCTGCGCTGAGACTATACCGGTCTGAACCGCCAGCGCCGTGGAGCCTGCTGCTTTTTCAAGTTGCTGCTGTGTCAGCGATCCCATGCCAACCAACTCAGTCATCAAACTCTGAACGGTTCCTACAGTAGCGCCAGTAGAGGCAGCAATAGACTGGGAGGAAGCCATAACCTGGAGCGCTGAAGTGCCAGCAATGTTGCCTGTCCTGATAATGGCCTTGTTAATTTCGTCGTAGGCGGTGAAGTAGTCCGCTCCCGCTTTTGCCGCAATCAGAACGGCACCAGCCAAGCCACCAATGGCCACTCGGGCAGGAGTCACCATCGACAACATCGCTTTCAGAGCATTGCCTACACCGCCAAACGAATCGCGCAGCTGGCCGCCCTGCTGAATGGCTACCATATAAACCGGCATCCCGGACGCCAATGAAGTCACGATGTCGGTCATTTGCATCGGTAGATAACGCATCGCGTTGCGGTATTGCCCCGCGCTGATCGCTCCTGACTTCCACGCTTCCTCCTGCTCTTTCAGTTGGGCGATCATCGGTGCAGCACGATCGGACACGCCAAGTTGGGCTGCTTTTAGCTCTAACAATTCTGCGCGCGTTTTTCCGATTGCTGTGACCTGCTCTTCCAGCGAATCGATAAAGGTTTTGCCCGCCGCAGCTGCACGCTGCGCTGCCTGTGCCTGTTCAATGCGAGCCCGCCCCTCTGCGGTCTCAGACTCCATGACCTGCGCCAGTTTAGCTCGGGTCGTCTCAAGCACGCTGTTGTAGCGAGTAAAGTCCTCGTCTCCCACCAGCCCTTTACCGCGAAACTTCGCTAGGCTCTCCTGGATCGTGTCCAGTTCATCCAGCGCCTTGTTGACCGGGCTAATTTTATTCAGCAGGTTCTGCAGCTCCTGGCGCTGTTGCTTCAGGCTTTCGCTGTTTTTCTTTTGGTTATCGATACCGGTGCGGAACGTACTGTTCAGGTCATCCGCTTTACCTGCCGCGGCGGACGCGGTCTCCTGAAAGCGATCCAGTGCCTGATTACCGCGCTCCAGCTCACTGGTATTTACGCGCAGGGAAATCGTGGCGATATCGTTACTCATTCCGCCCTCTCTTTATGCATAATTTTTAGCGCAGCACTTTCCATCACCCGGATGTCCGAAAGCGCGGTTGCCTCGTCGTCGACGTTGTGCAGACGCATCACCCAGGGCAAAACGTTATAGTCGAGCCCGGACACGCCGCCCATTCCCGTTCTCCATTGCGTACTGACAGCCTGAAACACCAGGAATGAAGCCAGATATCAGGCCAGACATCTACGAAATTATCGTCATAGTCATTCGGCGTAAGCCGTATGGCGCCAGGTCTGCCGCTGTGGGTTCAGGCGTATAGAACGCAGAGGCAACCGCTATCAGTTTTTTTCGCGCTGCCCCATCAGTTCGCGATAGTAGGTTTCAGGGATAGACTTCATTGCTGCCGGATAGTTATCCAGCAGCACCGACAGATTTTCCGCGTTGAATGTATCGGGGAGGGCCCAGCCTGAGATGATTTCCATCATAAAATCAGTGGTGGTTTTGCCTTCCAGTTTTTCCAGGTCAGCCAGCTCTTTAAGTGGCTTGTGATTAAACGTGAAGGTCAGTACGCCATCCTCATCGCCGGCGCGCGGGATCGAGACATTGGCCTTGAATGTAGGTTTGGGCTGAAGGGTGAATTTGGTCGCCATCGATACCTCTTAACGAAAAAAAGCCTCCGCAAAGGGAGGCATAGAATATTGAAAGCTCTGACGGGTTAAGCGGCAACGTCAGTCACCTTGTAGAACGTCATCGCCGGTGACTGCAGGTTCAGCACCACACTCACTGTCTCTACCTCGTTAACCGCAGTAGTCGGCGTGTCGTCAAAAGATGCCGTGGCCGCCCAGTAACGGTTTTCTTTCGCCTTCGGCACGTACATGTACGCTGCGACTGTCTCTTCGTCTTCATCCAGCTGGCGAAGCAGCGGGTATACCGGGAGCGTGGAGTCATGCGCGATCGAGTAGGTCTGAGAGACAGCGGATTTATAGGTATTAAGGTTGCGCTGGCGATCATCGCTGAGGAACTGAATCTGTGTGGTGTTCTGATCGCCACCAGATTTCGACACCTCAGTAATTTGCGGCAGCTCGGTCCATTCAAGCACCTTGCGGATCGAACCGGCACCGCCACCAGCGGCATATTTGTTTTTGTTGGTGGTATTGATATTGCGAAGGGTTACGGCGCTTTCGGCAATCGCATCAATTTTTGCGATGACGTTATCAACACCGGACCAGTTGCAGTTCACATGAACAATATCACCTACCTTGAGAGCATCCGCTTCACTCACGGTGATCACCATATTTTCGGCGTTCGTCGCCCCGGTGAAAGTAATGGCTGGGCCATAACCCGATGCCAGATAGACGTGAGCGCCGTTAGGCAATGCAAAGCCCATATTGGTTACTCCTTTAGAAACGGGAAAACCGGCAAAGAGCCGGTCAGGTTTAGAAGGTTATGAGGATTAGCTGGAGATATCAGCTCGATAATTGAGACTAACGGGAACGGTATAAGAGACAGATGTAGGGATACCGCGGAAAACACCAGGCGTTTGATCTATCCAGCATGTAAAACCCCTGCCTTCAATCTCCTGCCCCTCTTGGAACAATTCAGCCACGCGGTCTGCCAGGGCCACAACATCGGTACGGCCTGTGCCGGCTGGGGCCACAACGTTAATCTGGTATACACCTGAATAAATGCGGCAGCGCAAACCAAGGTCCAGCGTACGCGGTGTGGCTGGCATGTCATGGACAGCAAGATATAGCCCATCAGATGGCGGTGTGAAAGGCACGTTTTCCCAGGCAACTGGGATCCCTTCGGCATCAGCCACTCGCCCAGCCTTGCGGCCAGTGCCGCCGCGATATCGGGAATCATTTAGTCACCTCCCTCACTGCTTCCTCAAAAAATCGCTGAAACTCAGCAGCAGTAATGCGTACCATCCCTCCCGGAGCCTGGGAAGAGTGCCCCATCTCCAGTCGATACGCGTAAGGGACGTTGTTGCAGAAATAAACAGCCTTCATCCCGACTTTGAACAGCGACAGTGTGTAATTGCCTGCGGCTTTTGTCAGATTTCCGGTTTTATCGACACGGCCCGTTTCATCTGTGGTTGGTGCATCAAAAGACACCTGCCAGTTGCCCCGAAACCGTCCACCGGTATACCCGGGCGGCGCTTTGATATCCATCCCATCCACCAGTCGAGCCTTCTTCTTAAGTCGTCCGGTTTTAGTCAGGTTTGCAGGGTCCGATTTTTGCGCTTCGTTATGGTCGTATACCGCCTGATTGTAAGAAGCTGCCGTCTGGTTGATGCCCCAGAGTTCGGGGTTGCCGACAGGTGACATCATCACCAGTTGATGAAGGATCCGAATGCCGACAGCACGTACGACCGCTTCCTGATTCGCTTTGGCTTTGTCCACAAACGCGGTGATGGCAGCCGTGAACGCCTTGTTATCGCTCATGCTATGCCCTCAACTGAGATTTGTAGCAGAGCACCACACCGCCCGGTTTCACCGGATTAGGCTTAACCACGCGATGCCTTACGCCGTCCACGTCGATAAGATCGCCGGTTTTAATTTCCTTCTCAGCGGTGAAGACAATCCGAACATCGCCGTTTTCAATGACGGTTCCATCAATTTCGCCTGGCGCGTAATCCGTCTTCACTCCTGTGGCGGTGAACTGGGTATCCTCGGAACGATGCTCCACACCACCGATGACGATTAACGTGCCCTTACGCGTGACGTCGTATGCAATGC